ACGATATTTTGCATCTGCAAGTTTTGACATTATAGATATTAATGACTTGCTTTTAAACTGGTGAGCCTCATCCCCAATAACTACGTTAAAGCGTTCAAAATATTTTCGGGGGAGTTTGTAGATCGATTGCCAGGTAGTAATAATAACTTGAGAGTTTGTCTCTCTTTCTCTACCAGCGTATATCTTGTGGCAATATGAACCTACGTCCCAGCCATAATCTGCAAAATCTTTATACATCTGTTCTACTAGGGAAGTCGTCGGAACAACTATCAGAGTATTTTGTCCGCGCTCAACGTGATATCTCACAATCGAATATATCATCAGAGACTTTCCAGAGGCAGTTGGGGATATCAACAACCTTCTATTATGCTTTAAGGCGTCGTATACACCTTCAACCTGGTAGTCTCTAGGTGCATACTTACTGACCACATTCATATAATCCTTCACACCCTCCTTTGAGATCATTTCATTGACCTCAAAAGGAAGACCATAGAACTTATTCTCTACGAACTCATATGAGTATCCGTGATCGTCACAGAATCTTGTTATCTTATCTAATAACCCAACATATATCTCACCATTTTGGGTATTAAATAGACGTATTTTTCCATCCCAGTATTTGTTACGATACTGAGGCATAAATTTTGCACCTGGAACATCAAACGTAAACTGGTCTGCCAGTTCGTAATATACGTGTGGTTCCGCCTTTATCTGTAAATATACTTCGTTCTTCTTAGCAATAATCAAATGAGACATAATCCATAGGATTCACCTATAGATATTTATTCGCCTACCTGATACTTATATTCTAAAATCATACGATTGAAAAAATCTTTTATAGAATACAATCTCTCCAATTCATCCTCATCAGTGATATCTCCATTCTTATCATGAAAATCTAATGATCTATAAATTTGACAAACGTCTCTAATATCCAACTCTAATTGGATAAATGGAACTTCTTCCATATCATCATAATCGCTCTCGTAATCTCTCATTTTCCGTTATTAAAATTGTAATCCATAATCATTCTAAAAAGACAATCTCTCATATATTGAAGATGTTCTTGCTCTTCTACAGGTCTTCTTGGAGCACCTGGCCAAAGTCTGATAGTCTCGTTTACACAGTGACTTAGAAGACGTATGTCCTCTATTGTCAAATCAACTTGATAATCATACCTGTGCTCTTCGTTCATTAGAATCCTGCTTGGAACTTTTGCCACTCAATAGCATTTTTGATTTGAAAGGTTCTGTTTGCTACTGTCTTGATAATTTCTTCTAAAAACTTGAGAGTCGCGTCATAGTAGCGAATCTTCATATCAACCTTATTTAACCGTTCGTCCGCATCTAGATAGCGTTGGATAGCATCTTTCTCACGGACTTTATATGGAAAGGGTTCTTCTTCATACACAGCAGGGTCTGCTTTACCTGTGTAAAAATTATGACGTTCAAGTTTTACTTTGTTATATTGTTCTCTTGCTCGCTCTCGCAACAATGTGATAGTATTATACAGAGTGTAATACTTTGAGTGAAGTTGTGGAATCTTCAGTGATTCATCATGTAGGTTATCAGGATCTATGACAGCATCTTTCTGCCACATTTCCTGAATTTTGTCAAGATCCATTAAACAGAGGAAGTCAGTTGATATACAGTATACTTGAAAGTTGCCTGTGCTGTAAAGTAGTTCACGTCAGTTGATGTCGCATCAAAATCCAGAGAACTCAATGACACTGGGAACATATCCAAGAATTTTACCTTAGCAACCTCATTAAAGTTGCTATTTAAGATACGAAGTGTTCCATCAGCAAACTGTTTCTTATCATCGCCAGGTTGAGTTACATCAACTGGATCTTTCAAGAGATCTTTAAACTGTTGAGTTGTCTCTGGGAATCCAAGACCTACAATCCAGTCATAGACTGTTTTATAGTTTTCCATGTTTTCGTCAACCAGAAACTGGATTGTCAAATCACCGTAGTTGATTTTTTCTCCAGGAACATCAATATCCTTAAGATAAGAAGGTTGAGTTGTGGTTGCTAAGGTTAGTTCTGGTATCCTAGCAGTATTGCAGTAAAAGTCAACTTTTGGAAATTTACCAAGATTAAATTTAAAACCAATTCCAGAAAGAAAATTCCTGTTATTGATTTGATTTGCCCAAGAACAAGAATTAGATGATGATGAACTATACGTCATTATGCTGAAAGAATTGTAATATCTGAAGGTAATTCTGATCCAGTTAATCTGGTAATCGTAAGTTCTGCAGTTGCTTTTGCTTTAGTAGTAAAAGTCTTTTTATCAGCAGGATCATTGGACCATCTACCATTACCCACATAGTACATTACGCCATCAGTTGGTACTGAATCGGAACCTAAAACACTAACTTTTTTTGCGTAGTAAGCCATCTTTCCTTTTATTTTTATTTAGATAAAAAAAGGGATCCCGAAGGATCCCCGTAAAAAGTATGTGAACTTGGATCACATGAGGTTGTTAACGCGGACACGTCTGTAGTAGCGGTTAGCGTTCTTGGTGAGAGCGCCTGCGCCAACGTTGGTGCCTTCTGCGAATGGGTTAGCAACAATTCCGTAACGGGTCTTGAAGCCGATCTTAGGCTGGAAGGTGTCCTGACCGACGGCACGAACCATCTGGAGAGGAACATATGGGCAGTAGAAGAGACCTGCGTCATATGGGGAAGCACCCTTGTAACCAGCAACGTAGTACTGGGAAGCAGCACTGTTTGCAGCATAAGGATCGATGTAGACGCGATACTTACCAGCAAGAACACCAGCGAAGGTGTTACCAGTGTCATCAACGTTCAGGTTAGCGTTCAGAGCAGGGGTGTAGTCAAGTACGCCTGCCATGGTCAGAGCGGAAGCAACGTCTGCGGAGCAGAGGATCATGTTGCCCTTGCCTCTACGAGTGCGCTGTGCAATCGCGTTAGCATCTCTTTCGATCTGGAAGATCAGACCCTTGAACTTCTCAACAGACCAGCGACCGTTGGAGTCAACGTCGAGGTCAAAAGTACCAGCGTTAGCAACGTTTGCTTGAGCACCAGACTCAGCAACGTTATAGATGGTTCTGATAACTTCGCGGTTGATTTCCGCAAGGATTTCGGTGGAGAGAATGTTAGCCAGTTCGGCTTCAGCATTCAGACCGTGGATTGCCTTGAGGTCCTGTGCCAGTTCCAGGGAGTATTCTGCTTTCAGAGCTCTGCTCTTAGCAGTAACGGTGACCTTCTCGATCGAGAATGCCATTTCGTTGAACGCGCCAGCGCCGTCGCCAAGATCTTCAGCCTGGTTCTTCGCCATACCCTGACCTACGTTGTAGGTGTTGTATGCTTGAGAACCTTGTGGGTTGAGGAGACCTGGGTTAGATCCTGCCTGAGAATCGGTACCCATACCAACAGCAGCGTTGGTTTCGGTGCCAGTACCAGTTGCAGAACGACCAGCGAATGCGGTATCTGCTTCGTCGAACAATGCTTCGGTACCACCCTGGGTGCTGTACTTAGAACGCATTGCGAAGATGAGTCCAGTAGGACCGGACATTGGTTGAACGCCTGCGAGGTCATATGCGACCAGGTTAGGCATTGCGCGTCTGATCAGGGAGATCAGTACAGGATCAAAACCAGCAACGGTTTGACCACCAGCGGATGTATATCCATTTGCACCAACAGCGTTGGTAGGTGCTTCTGCGAGGAAGTCACGCTCCTCACGAATAGTTTGTTCTTGGTTCTCCAGCAGGACTGCGGTAACCGCTCTACGATGGGAATCCTTGATAGGATCCATTCCTTCATAGTCGAGAACGGGTGCCCACTTCTCCTGCAGAGCCTCGGTATTAGGCATTTGCATTTGAAATTAAACCTCTTAAAAAGTTAGTTTGAACGTTTATAATTTAGAAATCACTTTTTGGCAGCTCTGGAAAGCGTATCCAGATAGGCTTGCATCATTGGGGATACTTCCTCGGAAATAACCTCATTGGTAGAAACCTCTTCTGAAAGATTCTCAGAGGTGCTTGGAGTTCCGGCGGACTCAGGGAAATAAGACTTTCTCAGAGTTACCAGTTTCTCACGATAGTCTGCTTCACTTTCAAACTCAACATTTTCTGCCAGAGTAGCGAGTTTCTCTTTCTGAGTGTCTGCAAGACCTTCAGCAACAGTAGCGAAAACGCCATCTGCAGAGGATTCTGCTAATCTACGATTCAGAGCGACATTACGTTCGATCTGCTCGTTGAGTTTACCTTCCATTTCATCTAGTTTATCTACCATGCTCTCAAGTACATCATACTTATCGTCAGGGATTGTTACATAATGTTCTTCAAAAAGTCCCTTCATACCAGTGATGAAGGATTCGGTGACTTCATTCTTGATTCCTTGCTCAACAGCAAGGGCATTTTCTTGGAACCACTCGTCAGCAACGTATTCCAGATAGGAATCAACGCGCTCGGAGAGTTCTTCTCTGATTGCAACAACTTCTTCTACTAATGCATTTTGATAGGTCTCGTGGAGAGACTCTTGCATTTCAGCAACCTTAGACTTGACTGCTGCTTCAAAGATAGTACGTGCTTTTTCTTCAAACTCTTCGGAGAGCTCTTCGCCCTCAAGAAGTGCTTGAACATCTGCTTCGATGTCAATTCCTTCTTCTTCTACGAGTTCTTCTTCAGTTTCTTCCGCTTCGGCAACAACTTCATCAGCTGCTACTTCCTCTTCGGAAACAACCTCATCAGTGGTTGCCTCTTCTTCGGAAACTACTTCCTGAGTTTCATCAACTTCAACCTCTTCAGCAGGAGCAGCCTTTGAATTGACTACATCTCTTACTTGCTTCAGGGTTGCACCAGGCTCTCTGAGCTTGTTGCTATCATCATCTGGTCTTGAATTTTCGGGAGTAGGACCGCCGAGATCTTCAACTGGGATTCCAGCCGAAGGCATTGGCTCAGCAGGTGCAGCTCCTTTGGTTACTACGTTTTCCATTTCTTGTAAATTGTTACCAACGGACATTTGAAATATGTGATTAAATTAATTAATTACATGTATTTATTTATAATTCAAAGATTTGATAAGAAATTGTTGAAAAGTTCCAACTTTTTCTCTTCAAGTTGTCTTTGATCTACGAGAGTATTAATTCTCTTCTTGGTTTGTTCAGCGAGTTGTTCGCGAAGGATTCCTCCTTCCCAAACCCATTCTCTTCCTTCCATAATTCCATTGACAAAAGCGTCAGGAGCAGAAGGATCGGCAACGATATCAGCAGCAGTTGCTAACTGGAAATCTTCACCAACAATCTTACATCCTTCACTTGTTGTTGAGAGTGACCCAACACCACGAGAAGAAACGCCAAGTTGTACACCTTCATCAAGAAGAGAAGATGCAATTTTACCCATAGGGGTTGAAAGGATTTGTGCCTTTCCTCTAAAGTTATTACCTTCTTGAACCAGAGAAGTAATCTTGTGAGATACACGATCAAGGTTGACGGTAGGACCATCGGGATGACCGAGTTCGCCAAGAGCACGACCCTTATTGACGAAGGTTTCGCAATAGCGATCTACTTCTTTAGCAAGAGTTGTGATGGGATACATTCTCCCATTACGGTTCTTGATCTCACCTTGAAGGAAAGTTCCTTCAATATAAAGTTTCTTTCCAGCACCTGTGCCTTCTGAGATAACTTTTACGTTTGTTACTTCTTCTGTGATAAGTTTCATTTTCTTATGAGATGTTGTATGCTACTTTTACGACTTTTACTGAAGATCCGTTTCCAGATGCTTCAAGAGTGTCGGTTGGATCTTTTTCCAATACAACACTTTCTTTAGTATTAACTGTCAAACTACCAACGGTAGATCCACCAGAAGTTTTTCTAGTGATAACCAGAGCGCCAGTATGACCATTGAAAAGTCTAACAACAGTTGCAGTGTCAACATTGGATGCAGCATTTAAATTACCTTCTGCTGCTAGAACTTTGATAATCATTCCTCTGATTCCTCTTCTGATTCAGTTTCTACTTCATCACCAACTTCAGTTTCTGCTTCCGCTTCAACTTCAGTCTCAACTTCATTTTCAGATTCTTCCACTTCGGGATATTCAAACTCTTGACCAAACATAGCGTTAGCAACATAAGGTCTAGCAATATCAATTCGTTCTGCTGCCTTTGCAAACAAAACTTCTTTCATTTTATCGCTAATATCGGTGGGCGAACCATCCGTAGCGATCAAATCGATAACGTCGTCCATAAAAAATCAATAAGTTAATATAATATATTTATAACTCAGACTTTCTGGTATCTCTATCGTACTGTCTGTTGATTCTTGAAGTCTCTGCATCCAGATCTGGTTCAGCAGGAACTTCACCCATTGACATTGGATCTGCACCCATACCGTCCATACCTGAACCAGCACCACCTTCCATTGATGGATCAGCTGGTTGTGGTAATGGTTGACCAGTTACTGGATCAATTGTAGATGGATCTGGAAGAATACCTTTATTGATTTCGTCCTCAATCTGAGTATCAATCTCAATGATTTCTTGATCAGTTTGACGAAGAACTCTCTTTCTTACGTATTCTGTAGAGTAATACTTGCCAATGTATGGTTCCATTGTTGCAAGAATACCAAGACGATTTTGAGTAAGTTCTGCTTCTTTTAATTCTGCAAACTGATTATCATACAAGAAATCATATTGAATATGATCTCTCATTGTCTCCCAATCTTCTGGGGTGCAGATATTTTTCAGAATCAGTTGAGTTCTGAGCATATCGTTGAACATTTGAGCAAAACGCTTTCTCAAACGACCAACAAACTTAGCAAACTTAAGTTCATCTCTCAGGATCTCAGAAGAACGACCGAGGTTAAAACCACCATCAGCAGCGATTCTAGATTCAGGAACACCAAGTGCTCTGTAGAGTTTCTTCTGGAAATACTCAATATCTGAGAGTTCTCCCAGATTCTGACCACCAGGCAGGGTAGTGATCTCAGTTCCGCGACCACCTTCTCTACGAGGTAACCAGAAGTCTTCCATCATAGACATAAACTTGCGGTCATCACGAACTTCACCAGTCTGTGCGTTATATGCTAGTTTATTTCTATAGCGAGACATAACCTCTTTGAGGTATTGCTCCGCCTTTACCTTTGGAAGATTACCAACGTCAATATAAAAAATACGACGTTCTGGTGCTCTGGAGATTCTATAGATAACCAAAGAATCCTCAATCATTCTAAGTTGATTGAGTGCCTTGATTGCCTTATGCATATAAGAAAGAACTGTATTCTTATTCCTATCTACAAGACCAGACGTGCAATAAGTTACTGCGTCCTTTGCAATTTTTACTGATTTTGATGCACCACGCGATGCTGCCATCGATGATGTTGGATAGTTAGGTGAAGGTGTATATTGAAAAAACTCTTCAAACTCTGGACCATTCGTAAGGTCCTCACCCTTATTGATTCTAACTACACCATTATCAAAAGTTTTATTTTGATTCTTCTTTTCTTGGCGGATATACTTGATCTTAAGTGGATCAATATATCTTAATTCTTGAATACCTGCTTGAGGATTTTTTAAATCAATAACTTTGAGGTAATATACTCTACCATCAATATACCAGTTACGAAATATCTCATGAGACTTTCTGTCAAAGTCCATGATCTCTTTGAGATATTTAAATTCTGCTCTAATAGTTTTTTTGAGTTTATCACTTGCATTGAGATTGGAAAGTTCAATCTCTACAGGCGAATCGTAAAGGTCACTAACGATTGCTTCATTAACAACATCTTCAATGGCACCATCACACTCAGGGTGTAATGCCATTTCTCTATATCTTTTAATTAAATCATGCTCTGTTCGATAGACACCTTCAATGTCAACGTATTGACCATAAAATCCACTGCTGATATAATTATCAACCCCGTCCTGATTAGTTTCAGGAACGGGGGAGATAACTGAAGGTGATTTATTCTGTTTATTGTCAATAGAAAAACCAAAAAGTTTGGCCATAATAAGTTAAACTGAGTCTTTTCCTTCTTCTATTTAGTTGATGTCTTCACCACCAGCATTTGTACCAGTGCCCTTAGTTGCTTCCCACCACTGAACTTGGAGTTCAACGGTGAATTCTTGGATACCCTGAGCATCATAAGAAAGTTCAATTGGTGATACCTGAGTTGGGAACACATCGTAGAAACGATAGGAACGAAGTGTCGATCCATCGCGATCCAACTGATAAACATAAGCATCAGATTGATAATCTGCTGGATTGACCAGACCAGTGTTATCAGATACTCTGTTGATAGTGTTCATCCAACGCTCAAAGGCAGAGCGGATGGAGAAATCAGTATCGTTCAGAACGGTAACGGTCCAAGAATCGAAGGTTCTATCACCTGCGATTTTTAGAACACGACCTCTGAATGGTACTTCAATCTGGGCAATGTTGGAGGCAGGCATATTTGCCCCCTTGACCAGGAATCTTGATTTCTCAAGAACTACAGAATCAGGTGCTGCTGCATCTGGGAACTGAAGTACGACTTCAAAGAGATTGGCGCGAGCGCCACCACCCGTTAACTTACTCTTGAAGTCGGTAATCTTTCTTAGTGGGGGTGGATTAATCTGATTTCTAGATGGCATTTGAGTTAACCTCTAATTGAATTAAACGGAGCCGATTACTTCTTCAAAAGCAACACCAGT